TAGTTGCGGTCAACTTCAGATGTGAAGGTCAGTTCGTTTTCCAAGACCATCAACGCTTCGTTGGTGATCTTGCTAATGGTTAAGAGATTATTTGCCATTTTTTGCTTTCAAAAAGATTAGGTTTACCGAATTTTCCCCGCTCTGCGTAGCTCTTTCCACTGTGCTGCTGTGCCAAAAAAGACCCCATTGGAATCTAATGGAACATCAGGTGTGTTCTTGCCGCCGCGAATCGGTTGAATCGGTGCTGGTGCTTTACTTCTAACAATCGGGGCTGTCTTCTCAGGTTCTGCTTTTGTTTCGAACCGAGCTTCCAACCTCCCAATCTCTCGCAACGCTGCTTTTGGCGGCAATCCAGCAATACGTTTTGCAATGTCATCGTTTTCAGCTAGGTGATACAGGATTTGTGGCCCTACATCACTCTCCAGAATGGCATCACGAATATCGTCATTAACGACCACATCGCTCGATGCAACAATGTCATCAAAATCTGGCAAGTTCGCTTTAGCTTCTTCGACCTTCTTAGCCCAAGTCTGAATGACTTTTTGCTGTTGTTCGGCCTGTTTAGCTTGCGCTTCTTGCTGTTTCATTTCAGCAATTCGTTTGTCTGCGGTGTACTCTGCTAGAGCCTCTGCATATTCAAACGCATCACTGAACTGGCTAGGTTGCGGCTTTTCGTCAACAGGATTAGCCCTTTGTGGCTGACCTTGCTGCTCTAAAGCTGCCAAACGCTGCTCTAAGACTTGCCTTGCTTGACGTTCTGCTTGCGCTTCTTTACGCGCTTCTTCACGTTGCTTAGTAATCTCAGAAAAACGTCGTTCAAGTTTAGGATTTTGCTTGCGCTCACCCTCTTGTTTTGCTTCGGCTTCTGCTTCTTCAGGTTCACTCTGTTCAACCGCTTCGACAGGCTCCGAGGATTCCTCGGCCACTGGCTCTGCTGGTGATTCAGCTAAACCTAATCTATTTGCATAAAATTCCGCTGCGTTGTCGCTAGTCAATACTTGACTTGCTTCTTTTTCAGACATTACGTGTCCCTACGAATTTACCCTATGTACCTCACAGGTAAGGTTGTGGTTAATCTACCACAGAATCATTTAAAAATCAAACAGCTCTTTCAGTTGTTTCTGCGCTTGCATTTTGCAAGGAAGATTTGTGCATTGATGCCAATAATAAGGCAATCTCTGCCTTCATACGCTCAATCTCAATCTGAGTCTGTGTTTTCAGCACTGTTTCTTGCGCTTGACCATCAACCTTCATTCTCATGTTGGCGTGATCGTGGGCATCTTGCAGCTCCATTTGTTGAGCGCGGTTTGTCTCTTTAATTACTACGCGCTTAGTTTCAGCATCTTGGCGAACTTGCTCAATGTCTTGACGTTGTTTAATCATCATTTCCATTGCCTGCATCTGCTGCGTCATTTGCTTGATCTGCTCATCAGCTTGCTTAATCTTCATCTGAGCCAATGGCGGTATTTCGTCATTCTTCTCAATCTGAGCCAATGGATTAGTAGCGGCCAAACGGTCAGCAATGACATCAGCACCAGGCCAATCCATGTTGCGGAAGATCAAGTCGCCAGCAGTTTTCATCAAGTTAGGGTCAGCAGATAGCAATGGCAGCATTGAATCCACAGCCTCTTGGCGCTTGCTGTTGTAGCCTGGACCTGTGTCCATCACCACATCATATTGACCAACTGTTACATCATTAAGAACACGGCCTACTGCGTCACGCTGGTTGATCGTCAGCAATTCAGGCTTACCGTCATCACCAATAATCCGCATCACCCGTTCCGTGTCATAGATTTTAGGAATTAGGTCAAGACAGATTGCGCCAATATGAGCAATTGAGCGCGTCAGGTTGTCGTAATAGTCGTAGTTTGTCAGGTCAACTTGTTGCTGCTGGCCGTTCAAAGCCTTGCCAGAAATGTTGCCTTGCCCCAATTGTGCAGGGTCAAACACGCCCATGATGGCTTTAATGTCGTTGTCCACACCCATAGCAGCGGCCATGATGCCAGCTTGCGGTGGCTCTGGTTGCAGGCGTTGTGGAGGCGGCGCAGGGCGGCCATCAATGTCTGACTGCTTGTAGCGCAACAGCGGGAATGACTTAACGTTTGCCTGCGCCCAATCGCTTTCATGACCTTCGTCTTGACCTTCTGCAATCAGCCACTTAGCCTTTGGAGCCAATGCAACGCCTTCTGTGATCGAGGTCTGCCAGAAGTTATACATACGCTGTGGGTCTTTGGCGTAGCGAATCATGCCAAATTTGTGGCGCTTGTCACCCACAACTAAATGGCGGCCATATACAGGAACGATTGGGATGTACTTGCCAGCCCATGTGCCTTCTTCAATAATTTCGTTGGCAGTCAGCTTGCAATACTTGATTGATTTCTTAAAACTTGGGCGCTTGTCCACCACCACAATGCCAGCCAAAGCTAGTCGAGCAAAGAAATCCTTGTCTTCAGCAAACGTAGAAGAACCATCGCTCAACTGATACAAAGTGGCCTTTTCACGCACTGTGTAGAAGTATTCAGCAAGGCGAATATCCTCTTTGGTAATCCACTCAGACTGACTGTCGCCTGTGCCGCGCTGCGTAAATGACGTGCCGCCATCAACAGCCGCATCTGGATATAGCTTGCTAAATGCCTTCTTTGGCATCATTGTTGTAATTAAACAACGGTCTGCATCTGAGCCATCGGGCGCTACAGAATTTGGGTCAAAGTAAACGGTAAACGGGTTGTCGATTGGGTCAATGGAGATTTCTTGTTCAAAAGAATCCTCTGACACATAGTCGGTACTAACCCTAATGTAGCCCCAACCCATGCGAACAGCGTACTCAAACGCATTGTCGTAGGCGTGTTCAGCATTGGATTTGACTTCAATATGGCGAATGATGCCCTGAATGACATTGGCTTCAACCATGTCCTGCTGCGTGTTCGTAGCATGAACTTTAATGCGCGGACGCTGCTGGCGCTGCTGGTTACAGACTTGGCGGCAATAGTTGTCCACCTTATTGACGGTAATGACAGGGCGGCTTTCTAGGTTGCGTGAGTTTTGCAACTCCACAGGCCATTGGTCGCCACCACCAAACTTGAGGTCTTCAAGCGCGTTTTGACGGTTCATCGTGTCGGCTTCGTTAGCCAACTTCAGAAACTCTACCGCTTCTTGAATTCTTGGGTCGTAATCATCTGCCATATATGTCCTAACAAGTATGTTTATTGTAGATTATCCCATCCAAGAATGGGAATTGCCATAGTATTGTGATGGTTTGGGCGATCTGCGTTGTTTTGGTTCGTTAATCATTAGGCCAATGTATCGGAAAGCATCGGCTCCGTGACTGTATTGGTCATGCACTGGTGTCTTGCTGAACTGCTTGGTTTCTGGGTCAACATCGTAACGGTAATGGCGCAGGCACTGCAATCCGTCATGGCAATTGTTGCGGTCAAACCAGCAGTTTTGGAATATTGTCCTGGCAGCGTTAATGCTGTCCATGATTGGCGTTCTAGGAATAATCCTAGTTTTATACCCTGCGGCTCTAACAATTTCCTCAATGCTGCGGCCATTACCAGCCAGCGTCTTGTTCTCAGCGTCATGCGGCAACCACATCGTGTCGTAGATATACCCGTAGGTCTGCATCTTGGCTAAGTAGTCGCTAATGGTGGTCTGGTTGCCTTCCATGTAGCGTATCAGGCGCGTTTCCATGCCTACAAACTGCAAGAACCAAATGGCTGTAGCGTCAGACCAACCTAAGTCAAAGATGGCGTGTACGGGCTTTGTTGCGTCATAGTTGACCCTTGTGATGCGGCCATCCAACTCAGCCATCTGCACTTCTTTGGCAAACACAGCGCCATCAACCGTTTGGCGGCACAAACCTTCCCAGACCACGTTGTAAGCCTGAATGTCGCGTACCTTTAAAGAATCCTTCTCATCTTTGAGCGTGTCAGGAAACCAAGGATTGTCCGACCAGTTGATCTTTTGAACAATTGCGTTCTCAGGCGCGTGAATGACAAACCGTTGGTAAGTTTCATCTGTTTCTAGCTCTGGGTTAAACGTAATCCAGATTTCTGAGTTTTCTTTGCGGATGGTAGGTATCAGCACGTTCCAGCTAAATCGGCTGGTTGTCTGCGCTTCTTCTACCCAACAAATGTCCACGCCTTCATAAGACTTGACGTTTGCTACGTTGTTCTTTAGGCCAACAAAGTTAAATTCTGAGCCGTTCTTGCCCCTGATTGTGTTCTGAGTAATCTCATAGAACCCCAACAACCCTAGTGCTTCGATCTGGTCGCACAGCAGCTTGTGAACCGAATCCCTGATAGACGTTTGGAACTCACGGGCGCATAGGATGCGTAACGGGTCTTTTGCTGCCTTGATGAGCAACGCCCTAGCAACGCCCCAAGACTTAGCACCACCGCGACCACCGTAAAGAACCTTGTAGCGGCTTTTCTCAAACAAGCATTGCAGCTTGATCGGAAACTCGGCCTTGGCTATTGCCTGTGCAAGTTCACTCATTAGGCTTTACAAAGGTCACTTGGATGCCAGACAGCAACGGTGCGCCATCAGCCCCTGTAATCTCAGTCTTTGTGCTTTCACGGTACTTCTTGGGAAACCTTGCTGCCATGCTTCTAGACCACAGCGAAGCGTTTAGCTTGTCGCTATCCTTGTTCTCAATCATGTAAGCAGCAGCCTGTTCTTCCCACCATGCTTGCTCATAAGTCTTAGCTTCCTCCAAGGCTTGCGAGAATTCTGGATGACGATCACGCCATTCATACAAAGTTCTTACAGGCGTGTGTAATTGGAAGCAGATTTGCTCAATAGATTTACCGATGCGCCCCAATGCTATGACTTGCTCACAGTAAGCAGGGTCATAGGTGGTT